GTATCGCCAAGATTCTAAGAGATGGAGAGCGCCAGTCGGACGTGTACTGGTTAGCCCACAAAGCTCTTATTAGATCTGGCGAAACCGTGCCTTTAAGTTTTAATGAATTCTTAGATGAGTTAGAAACTGTTGAAATCATCGATGACGAAAAAAATGGATAACGCGCGACACTTTTACTTACCTGATAGCCCAGCTATCTATTGAGACAGGTATCGCGCCGCAAGATTTAGTAAACGCTGACTCAGAGATGATTACAGCGATGTTGATGGTATTTAAGGATCGAGCGAAAGAGGCAAAACGTGGCAGTGCAGGTAAAAGGCATTAGGCAGCTTCGCACTGACCTACGCCTTTTCGACCGTAATCTGCTCAAAGAATTTAATACAGAGCTGCGCGCTGCGATGGTTCCCGTCAGAGATGCAGCTCGAGGCTACGTGCCAGACATCCCACCTGGTCTAAGCCGTTGGACTAAACCTGCTAAGAAAACAGACAGCGCTGGCGGCTATCGTCGCTTTCCTCGTTTTAATGCTCAGGTAGTTCGTAAAGGAATTGTCTACCGCTCTGGTAAAAACAAAGCTAATAACAATGGATTTTCGGCTTTCTTCTACGTGGCTAACACTTCTGCCGCTGGCGCTATCTATGAAACGGCTGGCCGCAAAAGCCCTAACGGTCAACCCTGGAGCGGTAAGCGCTTTGCATTAGATCAACGAAACGTCAGTCACTCAAGTAACCCAGATGCAGGTGCTCACTTCGTCCAATACATGCCGCCGCTTTATGGCAAAGGTAAAGAGCGAGGCCGCTTGATTTTTAAAGCGTGGGAAAAGGATCAAGGCAAAGCGACTCTAGGAGTCATCAAAGCCATCGACAAAGCGACTGCAAAATTCAACGCCGCTACTGAAAAGGTAGATGCTCTATGGCGAATCTAATAGTAAGCGCCGTCGCTGAATGGGACGGCAGAGCACTTACAAAAGGTACAAAGCAGCTATCAGCCTTTGAACGTGGCGCTAAACAACTTGGTAAAACTCTAGGCGGGGTATTCGCCGTCTCTCAAGTTGTCGCTTTCGGCAAGGCTTCGCTTAAAGCATTTTCAGAAGACCAAGCATCAGCTGTCAAACTTGCTAAGGCTGTAGATAACTTAGGGCTTTCATTTTCCAATCCAGATATAACCAGGTTCATAGCAACTCTGGAAACTCAATCTGGGATAGTCGATGAGAAGTTACGGCCAGCATTTCAAGCGTTGCTTACTACCACTGGGGACGTAACTAAGGCTCAAGAATTATTGACCAGCGCGATTGATATCAGCCGCGGCTCTGGAGTCGACTTAGCCCAAACTTCACAGGATCTCGCAAACGGTTATGTAGGGATTACCCGAGGACTTAAAAAATATAATCTAGGGTTAACTCAGGCTCAGTTAAAGAGTAAGAGCTTTACAGAGATTATGGATCTGCTTAATAAGCAGTTCAGCGGAGCCTCAGCTGCCTACCTTGATACCTACGCTGGCAAAATGGACAAACTCACCACTGCTACAGATGTGGCTAAAGAATCTATTGGGAAAGGCCTCATCGATGCTTTCGCCATGATGTCAGGCGGCACTGGCGTAGATGGCGCTATTAAATCTATCAACGATATTGCTGGAGCAATCAACGCAGTTACCACTGCTATAGGAGCTCTGGGGGCTGTAGTTCATGGCGCTTACAAACTCTTTGACTTCATTGGCAATCTTGGCGGCCTAGTTCCTAAATTCGGTAACGCTCAATCTACTTTCGGTAAGAATCAAGCAGCGGCAAAAGCCGAACATAATGCCATGAATAATCCCTATGGAAACAGCACTGGCACTATGGCAGATTACGCTTATTCTCAAAAACAAAAGCAAGCAGCAGCAGCAAAACTTAAGGCAGATGCTAAAGCCCTTGCTATTCAAAAGTCATTAAATAAAGTTACAGCTTCTACTGCTAAAACAACCAAGCAGGATGCTATGACTGCAAAGCAGGCTTTACTGTTTAACCAGACTGCTATCAGCGCAGTAGCAGCCCTTAAAGGCAAGCTCAGCGATGAAGAGCGCAACAAGGTTGAATTAATGCTGGCTTTGGAAATGAACAACGTAGATGCAGCCGCTATCTTGTCTCAGAAGGTAGCCCAGGCTTACGACCAGACAGGCCAGCTTGCAGCTTACTTACGTGATCTTCCAGACGCAGCTAACCCATTTGCTTACTGGGATATGTACCTGAATGGAATCGCTTACAAGGTTAATGCGATTACCTCGCCTGGAACTGTATTAGGAGGCATGAACTTTGGTGGGAGCAATGGCGGTGGCTCTACGTCAGTGCCATCTCCCAATGTGCCTACTACTCCCCAGGATTTAGGCGTTACAGACTTAGTAACACTTGCGTCTCAAGGAGCAGGAGCTTCTGGAGGCTTCTCCCCTGTAGTCGCAGCGGCCATGGCAAAGGCTGGCAATGACACCTCCATTACACAGAACTTTGCCGTGACAGTAAATAACCCTGTAGGTAACGGCATAGTTGATATGGTGCAACAGGCTGTGCTCGATGCAGGCCGTCTCGGTCATAACCTAGTGCCAGCGGGCTCGCTATGACAGCTCCTACAATTAACTGCACTATTAACTTTTCATATGGCCCTAGCTTTGGTACGACCATGATTATCGACGTAGGCAAGTTAGGCACTAATACGCTTGGTGATTCTGCCAGCGTTGTAGCGGACGTATCTAACCAGGTAGCCAATATTGACTTTAAGCGAGGCCGTAACGCTACGGCTAATCAATTCCAGACTGGTCAACTGACTCTTAAAATTGCTGACCAAAACGGTGATTTTAATCCTCAAAATACATCCAGCCCTTATTACAGCCTGCTAAGCCCAATGCGTAAGGTCTATATCTCAGCTGATTATGCTGGTACTAATTACCCGCTCTTTGCTGGATACATTACAAGCTATACAACTACTACCCCTAAATACACTGGCGATATTGTCTATACAACTATTACAGCTGTCGATGGTTTTAGACTGCTACAGAACGCGCAGATAACTACCGTGGCTTCCAGCCCAGCGGGTCAACTATCAGGCGCTCGTATCAATGCGCTACTAGATCAAGTCTCATGGCCTAGCTCAATGAGATCCGTGGCTACAGGCTCTACCACCATGCAGGCTGACCCTGGCACAGCTCGCACTGACTTAGCGGCCTGCCAGACCATCGAGACCAGCGAATATGGCGCTTTCTACGTCGCACCTAATGGCAATATGGTGTTTAAGTCACGCCAGCAAGCTGTCCAATCGGTTAATAAAACTGCCATTGTCTATAACGATAATGGGACAGGATTGGCTTATTTTAACGCTGTATGGATTTTTAACGATGTTCTGGTGTTTAACTCAGGCTCAGCTACTCGCACTGGCGGCACTGCTCAGACTGCTACTAACTCAGCCTCGATTACTAAATACTTCACCCATAGCTACACCCAGACGGGCCTCATGATGGAGACAGACGCGGTAGCCCTGGACTATATCCGCTCTTACATCGCCTCTAATGCTGAGACTACTTCTCGCGTGGATGCAATTACCCTAGACCTTTATACCAATAACTACGATGCTGGCATTAAGGCCGCTCTTAATTTTGATTATTTAGATCCTGTAACTATTACTACTACCCAGCCTGCGTCAGTGGGTACATCTACGCTAACTAAGACGCTTCAAGTATTCGGGGTTTCGCACTCGATAACCCCGACTTCATGGAAAACAACACTGACCACCCTTGAGCCTTTGATTGATGGGTTCATAATCGATTCCAACCTTTACGGCGTACTGGGTACGTCTGTAATGACTTACTAAGGAGAATAAATTGGCTACTGGATTCCCATCTGCAACTGGAGACGTGCTAACGGCTGCCATGTTTAATGGCCTTGTAACTTTTACTGTCGGATCAGACCAGACAGCGGATTACACAGCTGTATTAGCTGACTCTTACCAGGCTCTAGTGCCTATGAATAAGGCAACAGCCATCGCTTTTAAGATCCCTACTAACGCATCCGTAGCCTTTCCTACTGGCAGCGCTATAACGATTCTTAATAAAGGCGCTGGCGCTGTAACTATTTCAGCTACTACGAGCGGTACTACTACCGTCCTATCGGCTGGCGCAGTAGCGGCAAGCCCTACTTTGGCTCAATATAAGACAGCCGTCTGCATTAAGACCGCTACAGATACTTGGTATGTCGTAGGTGGAATTGCATAATGATTGGCGCTATTACAGTAGGAGCATTAAGTTCTTTTACTCAGTTAGTTCCTAATGCTCCGACAATCGGAACTGCTACTGGTGGAGATGCTTCTGCCAGCGTAGCCTTTACTGCTTCTGGTAGTGGTCCTGCAGCGACTTCATTTACAGCAACTTCAAGCCCGGGTGGGTTCACGGCAACAGGATCATCATCACCTTTGACGGTAACTGGATTGACCAATGGAACTTCATACACATTTACCGTTTATGCAACTAACGCTTTTGGTAATTCAGCTTCTTCTGCTGCTTCTAATTCAGTAACTCCTGCCGTAGTTGTTAATACTCAAATCTTGATTTCTGGTGGTAACGCTGGTAATGGTTCAAATAAGCTGAGTTACATGTATAACATTTCAAGCGATACTTATACATCAAAAACTGACAGAACCCAAGATGCAGCAGAATATCCTGCGGCTGGTTATTATGATGGATCAGTTTATGTATATGGCGGGGGTTATTCGGCTTCTTATACTTACAACTATGCTTATAGCGTTTCAGGCAATAGTTGGACGTCTAAAACTTCTATGCCAGCAGGTCGTCTGGATAATGGTTATCTGACTTATAATAATAAAATATGGCAATTTGGTGGAAAAGCAACAGGCGCAAATACTACTTATGCAACAAATTATTATTATGATCCCGTTACCAATACATTTACGCAAATTGCAGATTTACCTGCTACAAGAGGTGTACTAAAAACTGGAGTTATTGGAACAAAGTTTTACGTTAATGGCGGCTATACAAACTCTGGCTCTACTTCCTATCCAAAATCGACATACGAATATACAGTTAGTAGTAATACATGGGCTACTAAAGCAGATAGCCAGTACACCCATTCGAAGGGTGGAGTTGGTGGTAGTTCTGATGGTACTTATCTTTACTGCCTTTATGCAGCTGAACCAGGAAATAACACAGCTGAAAAATACAACCCTAGCTCTAATTCATGGTCTAACGTAACAAACTCAACTAATACTCTTAGCGAAGCACAGTCAACAGCTCTTTACAATGCGGACGGCAAGATTTATGTGCCTTCTAATACAGTTCAGACAGCAACACAAGTTTATAGCGTTTCAGGCAATAGTTGGACAGGTAAAACAGGCACTACTTCAGTCACAATGCAGTATTACGGTGCTGCTCTAGTTCCATAGGAGAATACAAATGGCATACACATACAAAATAGATACTGACCCAGAGATTATCGCTTGGTTGGAAAAGGACGGCTATCAAGTTATACGCCAGCCTCATCACCCCAACGCATACATGAATGCTCCATGGCATTCTGCTGAAGAAGCTGAGAATTGGGCTATGGCCGAAATTGCCAGACTTGAAGCTAATGACGTTCAGGCAGCATCACAGGCAACCAAAATCGACGAGATTCACGACATGCTTACGAAATTGACTGCTAAGTAATGAAGTCCCAAAACGGCTGGCCTGCCTCAGCTAATCGAGCAGACATAGACATCAAGTCCTATACGGTCGACGGCTGCCATACGGTCATAGCGTGCGCCGCTGCCGTGGCTCCCCTGTTAACTCACTTCATGGCTGAGTTTCATAAGTTGATTGAGCCTATAGATCAAGGCCAGTTAGATGACTGGGGTTACCATTTTGCTCTCATTCCCGGATCACAGGATTACAGCAATCATTCCTCGGGCACGGCAATCGACATCAACGCCACTAAACACCCGTGGGGCAAAATTGGAACTTTTGAGCCGGGCAAGGTGCCCATGATTCAAGCGCTTGCCAAGAAATATGGCTTGCGCTGGGGTGGGGATTACCACGGTAAGAAAGATGAAATGCACTATGAGGTAATTCTTGATCCAATCAAGGCTGCCGCACTTATCAAATCATTAGGGCTAGAAGCGAGTCACATATGAATAAGGCAGTAATCGCCAGCTGGGGTCGTTCGTTCATCGCAGCTGTTTTAACTTTAATTATGGCAGGTCAGGTCGATCCTAAGACTTTGGCTATGGGCGGCGCAGCTGCCGTCATTCCGGTAATCCTTCGTTGGCTTAATCCCAATGATTCAGCGTTCGGCGTTCAGGGGAAGTAATGTCGCAACAGATGCTAGTAACAGGGGTGGCTATCGTCACCCTTGCTACTGCATTTGCTGGCGGCGTGCGTTTTCTAGTAAAGCATTACCTTAGTGAACTCAAGCAAGATGGAAACGGCGGCCATAATCTCAGGGGTCGCGTGGATCGCATTGAACTTCGAGTCGACGAGATTTATCGATTGCTATTGGAGCGAAACGGCTAGTCCCTAAGCAACGCTAGGCAGCTGCTTCATCCCGATCTCCCGCGGGGGGGGGGGTACCAAAGAAGCTAGAGATATTCTCAAGATTTTGGCTCAGGCGTATCTCAGACTTACCGCGCATATCTAAATTAGGCGTATCGACTGAGGCATTGAGCCAGTGCTTATTCTCATCCCACAGATTCCGGGCAATCGTGGCTACATCCACAAAGAGCTGCATATCCCGGCCTCGCAACTTCAAGGTAAATTCGACCTTTTGCTTATGACCGTTTTCTTGGATGTAATC